GGTTTTGTAGGGAGGTCAGCGGCGTTGACGCGCGCTGCAAATGTTTCGAATGACACGGGCGCGTGGTCGGATATCCCCAGCACCGTGACAGGCGCAGGTGTGTCGCCCTTGTGGTTGCTCGTACCCGGCACGCGCAGTACGCGGGCAGCATCGGCGGTGACGTTCTTGTCCGCCTTGAACCCGTGGAAGTTTGCCAGTGCCTTGAGCCGCTCGGCGACGGGAAGCCACTCTACTAAGGATACCGGCTCGGTCAGCGGCCAGTAGACGTGCACGCCGTAGCCAGAGTTGACCATCGTAGGGCGCGGCAGGTTTGCCGTCTTGCAGAACGCACGCAGCTGCGCGATGGCCGTAGACTGGTCTGGAAAGTCTTTGGGTGTGCCCCTCTTGAGGTGCACGCCGCAGTCCAAGTCCATGAAGAACGCACGCAGCTGTCTTACGTTATCGGCTTCGCGTGACCCCGCCTCGTCGAAAGTAGCGAGTGCGTAGTAGGTGTCGAAGCCGTTCTCGTTTAGGTTGTTAGCTGCATGCTCTAACTCGTCTATGGTGCCGTAGAACTTCTGCACCATACGCTGCTCTTTGAGCGCCCAGACACAGTAGTGACCCTCTGTGCCGAGCACTCCCTGTAGGAAAGTAGATGTGTCCATGAGCCGCCACTCATTGAGAAAAGGGTAGCGGCGGGGCTGATTTTTCTTGTGCCCCGCCGCAGGGAGAAGCCGACGTTACTCGTCGTCCCACTCAGAAACAAGCGTGTTGAGGCTTGCCTTCGGCGCGGGCTTGGCATCCTTGGCGGTAGCGACCTTCTTGGGCTCTTCTACCTCTTCATCCTTGATCGTATCGCCGACTATGACGACATCCTTCTTCGGGTTGTAGGACTCGGTGCCACCAGCAGAAGTCTTCTTCTGCACGCCGTCTGTCTGCGCCACGGTGAGCGTGATAGCCGAAAGCGCCTCGGGCGAGTCCTTGGCTTCCACAGCGGCGTGGAACTCCGCCTCAGTCAGCGCACGCACCGGCTTGAAGAACAGCTTCGGCTGCTCAGCATCCTCGTCGAAGTACATCTGCGTCAGCACCGCGATCATCGGAGTGTCATGCGCGTCGATGAACTTGGCGTACGCCTGCATACCCATCTTGTCGCCCTTGGCTTCGCCAAAGATAGACGTCGCGGGCAGCTGCAGCTGGTACACCTCGTTAGGCTTGCCCTCTAACGTGATAGCCAGACGCTGGTTGAAGCGGCACGCACGGCTCTCGCCCTGCCCAGACCCCTTGATGTTCATCGGGCAGGATGCACAGGACGCGGCCTTGCGCTGCTCCGCCGGTACTTCCGGCGCAGGAGTGCGCGTATCCGTGGACCAGCAGGTCGGCGCTGTCGGATTGTTCGGGTCGTAGGTGCCCTCATAGTAGGTGCGCGACACTTTGGCAGCGTTGACCACGACGATGTTCATGCTGTCTTCCTTGGAGACAGACACTTGCTCGCCGTTGACGATCATACGGAAGCGCCGTCCCTTGAGGGAGATACGCTTGCCGCCGCCCCCGCCGCCACCGGAGAGGGTCTTGTTCATGTCCTTCAGCGCCTTGAAGAGGTCGCTGTTCACAAGCGGGTTGTTGCCGCCAAAGAGGGTCATTTCACCCATGGTAGTTCTCCTCAGTTGTCTAGGTCGAGTTCAAGTTGCTTAGGGGCTGTGGTTAGGCCAGCCACTACTTTGTCCAGTTCAAACCGGTAGGTGTTACCGATTTTGATGTAGGAGTCTTTCGGGATGTGCCCTTGCCGCACCCATGACCGCGCTGTGGACACGGACACGTTGAGATGTTTGGCGAGGTCTTCGATGGTTACAAGGGGGGTCATCACTTCTTCCTTACGGTTATCACATACTCCGAGTTCGCATTGAGACCCGGAGGATGCAGGTCAGGGTTGTCTTCGATGAACTGCCGAACGGCGGTCTGGTTAAGCCGCTTCTCGAAGAACTCGGGCACTTGGTGGTCGAGGACGAATTGGTGCATCGACTCCCAGTCGTTTGTCCAATACCGCGTCTTGACGGTGCGGTAGAACACGCCCGATTCCGTTCGCACGCTCTCTACGCCGTGCGTCTTACAGTACTCCAGCAGTTCGCTCTTGATGGCGTCTTGCTGTGCTTGCAGCCTGCTGTCTTCTGCCTCAAACTCTTCCTTGAGCGCGGACCGCTTGTCCCTGATCTTGATGAAGATCCGCGTTAGCTTCTCTACTGGCATGGGCTCATGGTCCGCCACATCGGGCGCATCGGTGGTCATACTGTTCTCCTCTCTTGTTATTTGATGCGATGTATTCGCATCTGGTTAGCTAGTCAAGCATATTAGCGTAAAGCTCGATAAGTTTTGTGTGGACGTCAATTTTGTCGTCAAGCAGCGAGTATACGCGCCGCTCTACGCCTGACCCCTGCAGCTGCACCACAGTGCATTTGTGCTTTTGGCCCGTGCGGTGCACGCGCGCGTTGGCCTGCGCGTAGGTCTCCAGCGATGGTGTCGGTGCCCACCAGACGACCATGTTTGCTGCGGTGAGTGTCACGCCATGCGCCGCCGCCTGCGGCTGGATGACCAGCACTTTCGGGTCTGGAGTTGTTTGGAACCGGTGGAAGATGTCCGTACGCGCACTGGCGCTGACGTCGCCCCGGATGACCTCTGTCGTTATGCCGTCTGCTTTCAGCTTGTTGGTGAGCACGTCGATGACATGCTTGAACGGCACAAACACGAGCACCTTCTGGCTGCTCTCGTCGATGACCTCTTTCAGCACGTCGTAGCGGTTCTTGATGTCGAACTCTACCGCCTCGCCGTCATCGGTGTAGACCGCCCCTGCGCTGATCTGTAGCAGCTTGTTCATGTTTACCGCAGCGTTCACAGCGGTGACTGGCTCGCCTGCCACTTCCATGACCATCTGCTGCTTGAGTTTCATGTAGTATTGCTCTTGCTGCTTGGTCAGTGCCACAGCGCGTTTGACGTAGAGCATGTCTGGTAGGTCTAGGCACTCGTCCTTGGTGAAGCGAATGGCAGGCTGCAGCGCGCGGTGTACTAGGTCAGTAGCTGTGTCTTTCGGCTTCCATTTGAATTGGGTGACCTTGTACATCACCATGTCGCGCCATGACCCAAAGAAACGCGGCACCGCTGTCGGGTTCACCAGCTTGGCTAGGCCGTAGGCATCTTCTGGCCCCTGCGCTGCCGGTGTGCCCGTCATCATCCACAGCCAAGTATCCGGTTTAACCAGAGAGTTCAGCACCTTCCACCGCTTGCTTTGCGCGTTCTTGTAGTGTGTCGCCTCGTCCACGATGATGAGGTCGTACCCCGCAGCCTCGATCTCGTCCCGCACGATTTCCACGCCGTCGTAGTTGATGATGAGGAAGTCGGGCCGCTGTGCGATGATCTTCTTGCGCTTCTCGGCACTACCATGCGCGACGTTGACGGTTCGGTGCATCGCGAAGCTGAACAAGTCCGCCCGCCATGCGCTGTCCATAATAGAGATGGGGCAGATCACCAGCGCGCGCTTGATGACTTTCTGCTTCATCAGGAAGTCTGCTGCCCAGATAGCCGAGGCGGTCTTGCCCGTGCCCTGCTCGTTGAAACAGAACGCGCGCTTGTTGAGCGTCAGGAAGGATGACGTCGTGCGCTGGTGCGACATGGGCTTGAACTTGCCCGGCCAGTCGTAGCGCCCCTCGATAGGAGAAGGGGCCTTGATGTTCATCGCGCGCAGGGTCTGCGCTTCGTTGACACCCCAGTAGACAGCAACCTCATTGTTTTCTAGCTGCTTACTCTTGGGGATTATTGTGGTGACTTGTTTTGGGTTGCGCAGCCTAAGCAGGAGCGCAAGATTGTCTACAATCTGCATGTCGTTCTCCAGTTGTTAGGGTTGTCCCTAACGCTTTCTTTTGGTCGGCTTGCTCATAGCACCGCCAGCCGCGCGGTTCTTCGATGGACTCTCCAAGCGAACACCGTCCCCGTTGCTCCCGCCACGAGCAAGAGGCTTCTTGTGCGCTAGGTCTTTGCCCTTGCGGGCGCTCTTTCCGTTCTTCTTGTCGAACTCGTTCCTTGCACGCTGCCGTTCCATCCGGTCTTCGTGTTCCCCCCGAGCCAGCTGCAGTTGATACTCACGCTTGTAAGGGCGATCACGCTCGGGGTTCTTGTACGCCATTGGACTACCTGTTGAGGCCGTTGTGCTCACATTCTACCACAGGGCAATGCCTCTTACAAAGCCCAGACGGGCGAGGATTCCACACGCCGGTCTCATGCGCTTTCTCTAACGCAGCGTATTTCTTGATCCACGGACTCCACAGAACAGCCTCATCCTTGACGTCAAACTCCTGCTTTACAAAGGTGTTGGCGATCACGAACAGCAGCCCCGCCTTCACCTTCTTCACCTGTGGGAAGTGCTTGAACACCGCCAGCGCCATCAGTTGCAGCTGCCCTGCGTCGGCGTATTTGGCGCTCTTCCCGGTCTTGTAGTCTACGATCCGTGCAGCGTTGCCGTCGATGATGAGCAGATCAACGATGCCTCGAAACCACACGCTCTTGGTAGAGAAGTCCACCGGCACGAGGTCGGCGTTCAACCCCAGCTTCAACTCGCAGTACTTCTCCCCCGGCAGCGCTTTCAGCGTAGCAAGTGCATCGGCCACGAACGCGAACTGTGGGGGCACGGGCACGTCGTCCCGTATGAACTCCTCGCAGGCTTTGTGGAACTCGGTGCCGTAGCGCATGGCCTCCGTCTCAGCGACGGGGTACTGCCGCAGCACGTTCACATGGTAGAACTGCTTAGGGCAGTTCTCGAACGCCTTCATGCGGCTGAAAGACCATGCGCCTGCGCTGGTCACTTCAATAAACTCCCATTAGATACCTCCACGCTCAGGGCACCCAGCAGCGTGCCACCAGCGCGGGACCGGCCATCCATCGAAAGTGCGGTTCCAGCGTTTCAGAGGCGGCACCCTCTATGAACGCCATAAAGGCGTCAGGCTGTTTGTGTTCTGTTTGCCAGAAGCGCAGCATGTCTTCCGCTTCAGCCTTCTCAAAGTACCCCCCGTCATACGTCATGCTCACCGGGTTTATAATCACGTACGGCATTACGCACACTCCCCATAGTTCTTGCCGATACCGGCTTCGCAGTTGACGGGTAGGCCCGCCGCCCAGTCTGGCACCCATCTCATGCACTGCTCGACGTAGGCCTTGGCATCTTCGGCTTCGGCGTCGGGCACGCAGCACACGATGGAGTCATGAACAGTTAGCACGACTTTGTATTTCTTTGCAATCAGTAACATCTGTTCGCCTATGATACACCGTGCAATCGCTTGGCACACATTCTCTACGACCTTGCCGCCATAGATACGCGTGGGCCCCATGCGTGTTTTGTAGGTGTACTCGACGCCGCCTTTTTCGTTCTCCTGCTCAGTCAGCTCGTCGTAGCGCAGGATGAGCCCAGATGGCAGCAAGATACCGGGCGCTTTCGGCACCGCGCACAGCACCCCAGAACGCCCAAATGCCAGCGCGTCACCACGGACAAGGTAGCGCAGCATGGACCCGCACTGTTTCCACAAGTCGCTGATGGCGTCGTTAGTCTGCCGGTAGACGCCAATGATACGCTTGGTCTCTTCTACTGGCAGGTCTACGCCCTGTGCTTTGAGCGCGGCTTGGAACTTGTCGCCGCCCATACCGTAGCCTGCGCCGAGGACGGTGGTCTTACCGACGAACCGCTGCTCCTTCGTTACCGCCTCTTCCGGTACGCCGTAGATGGCAGACGCCATCTTCTTATAGACGTCCTTGCCCTCCGCGAACGCCTCGACCACATCGTTTTGTTCTGCCAGCCACGCCAGCACGCGGGCTTCAATCTGTGCAGAGTCCGACTCGATGATGGAGTAGCCTTCAGGTGCAATGATCGCCTTCTTCAGCTGTTTGGCGTTCGGTCCCCGTGATGGTAAGTTCTGGAGGTTGATCTTGTCATCCCCGCCCCAGCGTCCGGTATGCGCGGCATAATAACGCACGGGTACGGGTAGGTTGCCCCGCTCCGAGATGTCGATGAACCGCTGCGTTCGGGTCTCCTCTAACGTGGACTTCGTACCCAGTCGCGCAGCGACCAGTGCCTGCACCCGCGCGTCCTCGTGCTCGGCCAGCGCCTTGAACTCCTCGTCGTTCTTTGCCAGCGCCAGCGTCGGCTTACCCGTCGTCGGGCTGGTCTTCATCGGCGGCTCGACACCTAGCCCTCGTAGCATTTCAGCGAACTGCGGGTTCGACATCAGCGTCTTGCGGTCATCCACTTCCGCCTTTGCCAGAAGTTCCTCCTTCATGGCCCGCGTTTTAGCGAGGTGCTCTTCTAGGTGCGCGCGGTCCAGCTCCAGTACGGGGTCGATGAACATCCGCAGGGTAAGGTCGATCAGCTTGAGTTCTTTTTTCGGGAACTCCGCCATCATTTGCCGAAAGATGAAC